TCGTGCTGGAAGCATCCGCCCTCGGTCAACGGATGGAAGAACAGGCCGGTCGGGTTCTGGACGCAGAGCCCGACTTGCAGCGGCTCCTCGTCGTTGACCTCCGTCACGGTGGCCGCGCGGCACTTCGCCACGAATGCCTGAGTGCCGTCCTCCCGGATCGGGGTCCCGTGAGAGACGTAGTGGACGATCCGCCCGACGCTCGGCTGCTGCATGGGCCCCTCCTCGATCGAGACCCGCCCCGACGAGGCGTGCCATTCTGTAACTAGTCAATCTTGAATAGCTCCAGAATGGCACACAAGCCACCCGCCACAGGAGACGCGCAATGCCCCACAACCCACCACCCGAGCTCCAACAGCTCGAAGCACGTCTCCAAACCACCATCAACCGCGCCCTCACACCCGCCCGCCGCGAAGCCGCCCGCCGCGCCACCACACCCGCCGACATCACCCGACGCAACGCCCGCACCACCAACCACATCCGCCAAGCCAGAGCCGCCCTCACCGACACCCTCACCCGCACACTCGCCGACGCCGCCCACCACGGCCTCGAAGGCGCCACCCGCGAAGCACCCCCACCCGACGGAACCCCGACACCCCGCCTCGACGACGCCACCCTCAACCGCCTCCTCGGCGGCATCGACCCAGCAGGCGACATCCAACACATCGTCACCAGCGAAACCACTGCCATCGACACCCGCCGCCCCGACAACCTCCCCACCCGCATCACCCAAACCGCAGCCCGCATCCTCCGCCTCGCCATCACACGCATCACCGACGCCTACAACCGCGCACGCCGCTGGTACGCCACCCAACTCGGCTACGGGCTCAGATGGATCACCGTCATGGACACCGACGTGTGCGAAATCTGTCTGCCGCTGGAGGGCACCACCATCAGCGCCGACGAGCCAGGCTTCGCCTCCGACCTCGCCGCATGGGAAGGGCTACGCGGCTTCCCGCCATCTCACTGGATGTGCCGCTGCTACATCCAAATCGTCCCAACGAGCTGACTACACACCGCACTCGTAAAAACTCATCAAGGAGGCCCCATGGCGAAGCACACAGGCCCCCGCCTAGAGGGCCGCAACGGCGCGATCTGGAACCACTACCTCGCAGGCTGGACACAGGAACGCATCGCCGAGCAACACGGCATCACCCAATCCCGCGTCAGCCAAATCATCCAAGAAGTCCGCGAATCCATCCCCGAGGAGAAGCGCGACCACCTCATCACCACCGAGGTCGACCGCCTCGACCGCGCACTCGCCGAAGCCGCCGCCGTCCTCGAGCGCGACCACTACATCGTCAACTCCGGGCGGCTCGTAGAAGGCCCTGACGGCACCCTGCTCCTTGATGACGGGCCCAAGCTCGCGGCCGTCGACCGGATCCTGAAGGTGTCCGCCGAACGCCGGCGCCTCCTCGGACTCGATGAGCCGCAGGAAGTCCGAGCCACCGTCACCCAGACCACCCCCGAAGTCCTCGAGCGCATCCGCCGGGCCAAGACACAGAGCGAGGACTGAACGGTGCACGCCGGCCTGCGGGTGAACTGGCCGTACTCGCCTTTCGCGAACGGCGCCACCTTCGACCTGCCCGCATACCTCCGCCGCCTCGGCGACCTGTACGGCGAGGCCGCGTTCGAGACCAGCGAAGCCCGCCAAGAGCTCACCCGCGACGACCCGTTCCTGTTCTGGATCGTCTACGGCTGGCACCACCTCGTCCGCAAAGGCGACACCGAGCCGACGTTCGCGGACTGCCACTTCGAGTGGGCGCGCATGGCCCGCACCTGGACCGCCCCCGTCACCGAGCCGCGAGACGGCCGCGACGCGATCCTCGCCCCCCGCGAAACGGGTAAGAGCACGGTGTGGTTCACGCTCAACGTGCTGTGGGCCTCCGCCCACGGCCACATCCGGTACGTGGCCGCGTTCTCCGACTCCGCCACCCAGGCCGAAGGCCACCTCGCGACGTTCAAAGACGAGCTGGAGCACAACGCACTGCTGCGCGCCGACTATCCAGACCTGTGCGCGCCCAAGACCCGCGGCCGCGGCGCGACCACCGCGGACCGGCAAGCCATGTACCAGTCCGCATCCGGGTTCACCTTCACCGCCCGCGGCGCCGACTCCGCGAACTTGGGCGCTAAGGCCGGCAAGGAGCGCCCGGATCTCATCGTCCTCGATGACATCGAGCCGGGTGAGGCCAACTACTCCGCGAAGCAGGCCGCCAAGCGGCTCTCCACGGTGCAGAACGTGATCCTGCCGCTGTCCGAGCTCGCCCGCGTCGTCCTGGTCGGCACGGTCACGATGTCGGGCAGCATCATGGACCAGTGCGCCCGCTCCGCACTCGGCCAGGACGACGCGGATTGGCTCACGGAGCAGCGGTTTCGCATCCACTACCACGAGCCGACGCCAGCCAACCCGGACGGCACGCGGCGGTCGATCTGGCCGGCGAAGTGGCCGCTTGCCTACCTGGAGTCCATCGAGCACACCGTGTCGTATGCGATGAACTTCCGGAACCGGCCGATGCGCCGCGACGGCACCTGGTGGAAGCCGGAGGACCTGAAGGCGCCGGACGAGGGCCGCGTGAGCCTGCGGACCGTCCTAGCGCTGGATCCCGCGGTGACGACGAAGGGCACCTCGGACTTCACCGGGTTCGCCGTCGTGTCACAGGGCGCAGCGGCCGAGCACCGGCCGCACGGGCAGGCTGTGGTGCACTTCGCGACAGGGCGGAAGATCGCGCACGGTGAGCCGATGCGCCGCTACGTCCTGGACATCCTCGCCGCGCACCCAGCAGTGTCGGAGATCGTCGTGGAGACAAACCAGGGCGGCGACCTCCACGAGGTGGCGCTCCACGGCATGCCGGTCCCGATCCGCGCCGAGCACACGTCGGTCAACAAGGAAGTGCGGTTCGCTGCGCTGCTCCAAAGGTGTCAGGTCGGTGAGGTCGCTTTCGACGGCGACGTCCAGGAGTTCGAGGACCAAGCGCTCGCCTACCCCAACGTCGTCAACGACGACGTCATCGACGCAGTCGCCCAAGGCGTCGAAGCCCTCAACCCCAAGCCCGTCGGCATCACCGATGTCGGCGGATTCAGCATGTTCTGACAAAGGAGGTGAGGGCCGTGCCCCTCAGCCCGAGCGAGGCCGAAGAGATCGCCAGCCAAGCCTTCGAGGAGAGCAGCCGCGACCGCAAGCGCCTCGACCGCATCCGCGAATACCTCGACGCTGACCAACGCCTCGTCTGGCTGCCCCTCGGCGCGCCACGCGAACTCCAGGCGCTTTCACAGATGGCCAAGGTCAATGTCCTGCCGCTGGTGGTGTCGTCCAGCGTGCAGCAGCTCTTCGTCGACGGGTACGCCACCGAGAGTGAGGGGAACGCGCAGATCGTCTGGGGTGTGTGGCAGCGGAACCGGATGGATCGGCGTCAGCTCGGTGTCCATCGTGCCGCAGCGTCCTACGGCGTCTCCTACGTCACCGTGATGCCCGGCGACAACGGGGTGCCCGTGCTGCGCGCCGTGAGCCCGCGCAAGATGACTGCGCTGTATGGCGATGACCCGGACTGGCCGCGTTTCGCTCTGGAGCAGCGGGATGACGGGGTGTGGCGGCTGTACGACAGCACTCACACCTACGACCTACGGCGCGGTAAGCGCAGCGTGCGGTCCAGCGGCGGCGGTGGCCGACGGGCGGTGACGTTCGAGATGATCCCGGGCACGGAGGCGCCGCACGAGCAGGACGTCACGCCGGTGGTGCGGTACGTCTCTGATGAGGATCTGGACAATGCGGTGCACGGCGACGTCGAGCCGCTGTTTCCGCTTCAGGACACGATCAACCTGCTGTCCTTCCACCAGTTGATGGGCTCGCACTACACGGCCCATGGCCGCCGGGTGATCATTAGCCGCATGGTGGGTGATATCGAGAAGAAGCTACACAAAGCGTCACCGAACAGCATCATGACGATCAACGCCGCGCCCGAGGATGTCCGGATTGACGAGATGTCGCAGGCCGACATGTCCGGGTTCCTCGACTCGCGGGAATCCGCCTTGCGTATCCTCGCCACGCTGAGCCAGACCCCGGTATCGGAGCTCACGGGGGTCGTGGCGAACCTTGCCGCCGAGGCCCTGGTCGAAGCCCGTGAATCGTCGGCGAGGAAGAACAAGGAGCGCCGTATCGTCCTGGGCGAGTCTCACGAACAGGCCCTCGGTCAGGCCGGCACACTCCTGGGTGTTCCGCTTGACCCGATGGCGCGGGTCCGGTGGCAGCCTGCGCAGGATCTGCGGGCGATTCAGATGGTCGACATGTTGGCCGTGTTGGCCGACAAGCTGGCCATTCCTGCGGCGGCGCTGTTGGATCATCTGCCGTTCAGTGGCGCCGACATTGAAGAGATGCGAGCCGTTGTCTCAGGCGGCGGTGAAGAGACAGAGGCTGCCGTGGAGTCGGGGCCTGAGGGTGTCGGGGATGAGGCGCGGCAGGTGCCGGATGTGGCTGTGCTGGCCGGGTGAGGGTTAGCCGACCATGGCGAGGGTGCGGGTCCAGATCCAGACGATGGCGTAGACGCCCGCCGAGGCTAGTACTGCGCCGAGGAGCGAGACGAGGGTCCAGGCTGCTGTTCGTGCTGCGGGGCTGTCGGTTTTGCGGTTCGGGCGGTCAGTCACGGTTTCCTCCGGCGGCTCTGGAGTTCGCGGCGGATGGTGGCGAGTTCGGCGGCGATGGCGAGCAGGGCGTAGGCGGTGGCGCGCTCGGTGTTGATGTCGGTGTCGCCGTGTCCGAGGTGGTCTTCGGCGTGGCGACGGGCTTCGCCGGGTTCGAGTTCGGGCAGGCGACGGGACGGCGTGCTGCGGTCGCTCATGCGGGGCTCCCGACGATGCCGAGGTGGCGCAGTTGCGCCATGACGTGCCGGGCGTCCTCCAACGCGTTGTGCAGCCCGCTCTGCTGCTCCGGGAGCGAGCTGCCCCATTCCGTGTTGTAGGCGGCGGCCTGCCGTACATCGAACGTCGTCATCGGCATGCCCTCCGGCAGGTCGATCATCCGCCCGTACAACTGGGCGAGCGCGACGTGGTCGTAGGCGCTGTAGTCGGCCCACAGCTCGACGTGCGGCAGCATGTCGGGGTCGGTGCCGAGGACGAAGTCGCGGACCATGCGGGCGATCTGCGCGCGCGGCCGCACGTCCGGGTGATCGAGGTCGAGGTGCCCGTACTTGTTGCCGTTGATGCAACGGCACGTCACTCCCTTGCCGTGCTTGACGGTCGGCAGGGACGGCCACACGTTCTCGGCAAGCCACGGGTTCGCCAGCAGCTTGGCCTGGCTGAACTTGCTGCTGACGGCGTACAGCTCGCGGCCGTCTTCGGCGACGAGGGCGATGGAGACGAGGTCGATCGTTCGGCCGTCCTCGATGAACTCGGTATCCAGGGCGAATCGCGTCACGGGGTGCTCCTGTTCGGTGTGGTGCTGGGCGATGTGGGCGCGGACGGCGGATGTGTCGAAGGTGACCGTGCCGGTTCCGTCGCCGTGCCACTGCGCCCGGGTGGGGATGGTGATCTCCTCCGTGCAGGCCGGGCAGGTGATCGTGGTCTGGATGCGGTCGGAGGCCATCAGATGCTCTCCGGCTACCAGTGCGCCGGTGGGGCGACGAGCGGCACGGTGCGCTGCTCCTGGGCAGCGTCGTCGGTCTCGGGGTCGAGGTATTTGTGGCCGTCAGCAGTGAGCAGGTAGGCGGTGTACTGGATAAGTCCCGTGCTGTTGGCGCTGGTTTCGACGCTGATCTCGTTGTGGATGGGCACACAGTCAGGGTTGATGCCGTTGGCCCGTAGCCACTCGCACAGCTCTTCTCGCTGCCCGGTCTCGACGAGGCGTGGCCACATCGCGGGCTCGTACACGGTGGTGATGAGGCTGCTGCACCCTGAGCAGTACTCGACGCGGCCTGGGTCGGCGTGGCTGGTGACGGCGACGGGTTCCGGGTGCTCGCATGGGGTGTCAGGAGTGGGCTTGGCGAGGCTGGTCATGGCGAAACGCCCTCTCCGCGTGTGGTCCCGGTCGCGGCCTGGATTTCATCCAAGAGCCCCCGGTAGGCGATGGCGTGGTCGAGGCGGGGCTCTGCTCCTTGCTCCCAGCGCCACACGGTGGCCGCGCTGACGTCGAGTTCGGCGGCGAAATCCCTCAGCGTGGCGCGGGCGGTGCGGCGTATCCGTGCCCGGTCTGCGGGGGCTGGTAGCCGGGATGCGCGCACCCGCTCTGCGAGGTTGGAGCGCGCCGTGTCTGGCGGTGCGGTATTCACCATCAGCGTCCCCTTCTATTTCCTATTCACCGTCACGGTACAGGAAAGATACCGCCTTTCGGCGCCCGCACGACAACACTGGAAGGCTTATGCGCAACAAACGGAACAAGGAAGTAATAGCAGGTCAGGCAGGCTTCAGGCTTCACCTCGCGTGTATTCTCTGAATAGATCCATACGCAAAAGGCGTGCGCGAATAGGGGCAGTGATGGCAGCCAACCACCCACACCCCACACACGCCTGACACCCGGCCCGCCGCGATGACGAGCCACCACCAGCAAGGAGCAGGCCGCGATGGCCGACACCGACGAGGGCACGACGGACGAGGGCGCGACACCCGAAACCGAAGAGCCCACCAACACCAGCACCGGCGACACCCCCGACGACGCCAACACGGCCGGGGCGCAGCCCAAGCCCGAGACGGGCGCAGCGGACGACATCGCCAAGATGCAGGCCGCGCTGAAGAAAGCCAACGACGAAGCCAAGCGCTACAGGCTCCGAGTCAAGGAACTGGAGCCACTGGAGCAGGCCAAGAAGGACGCGGCGGATGCCGACAAGTCCGAGCTGCAAAAGCTCGCCGAGCAACTCCAGGAACTCCAGGCGGAGAACGAGACCAACAAGGTCAAGGCCCTCCGCTCCGAGGTAGCGCGCACGACCGGTGTCCCCGCCGAACTCCTGTCCGCCACCACGGAAGACGAGCTGAACGAGCAGGCCGAAGCGCTCCTCGCCTACGCCGAAGCCGAACTCGAAAAGCGCAAGACCCCCGACAAGCCGGCAGCCGCCCCGGCGGCGAAGCCGAAGGAAAAGCTCCGCTCCGGCGCGGCAGGCAGCGGCAAGGGCGAGATGTCCCGCGAGGACGTCCTCGCCGCCGTCCTCGGCAAGAGCCGTAAGTAGCCAGCCCACGAGTGCCGTGGGCGCAGAAAAGAGGAATGACCCATGGCATTCGTGACGTCAGCGAGCGTCTCCACCCTCGCCGTAGACCTGCTCTCCGCCGAACTGTCCCTGGCCCGCACTGTTCTCCAGGTCCCGAGCATGGACGTGGCCCCGCCCAGCGGCGGCGAGACCATCCTCCGCGTCCCCGTCCCCCGCACCGCCCTCGTCCAGGAGCGCGGCGGCACGCTGACGTACTCCGAGATCGACGAGGACGAGGTCCCGTTCCAGATCGAGCACGTCTACGACGCCGCCACCGTCAACGAGCACCAGCGGTCGCTGGACATCGTCGACTTCGGCCGTCAGGTCACCCGCCCGCAGGTGCGCTCGGTCGCCGCCGGCGCGGAGCTTCAGCTCGCCGAGGTCATGAACGGCCTCCCCGTGGACCGGCTTGTGGCGCTGGACGGCTCCGACCTCGACAACGAGGTCGCCGACGCGGTCGCGGACCTGGATGACGCCGAGAACCCGATGGAGGACCGTTGGCTCGCCGTGTCCCCCCAGTTCGCGGCCCGGCTCACCTCCCCGAACGGCGCCAGCCTGACGGACTACCAGGGCGAGGTGGCCACCGAGGCGCTGCGCCGCGGCATCCTCGGCGAGTACCGAGGCATGATCGTCGTCAAGGCGCCCCGCCTCACCGGCTACAAGGCACTCGCCTACCACGAGTCTGCGTTCGCCTACGCCAACATGCTCCCCGCGGACATCCCCGGCACCATCGACTCCGCGACCATCTCGGAGGAGGGCGTCGCGATCCGGCACGTCTTCCAGGTCGACGCCAACCTCGTCACCCAGTCCGTGCTGTCCACCTACGCCGGCGCCGTCCTCGTGGACGCCGACCGTGTCGTGGTTCTCGGCCAGGACGACGAGAGCTGATCCACAGTCATGGCGCCGCTGCTGTCGCTGGAGCAGTACGAAGCCCGTGCGGGCCGCTCCTTCACCGGCCTGAAGAAGGCGCAGGTGGAGGCGTACCTCGATGACGCCTCCGCCATCGTCCGCCGGATCGCCGCCACCAGCGACGAAGACGAGACAGACCTGGACGACGTGGACCACACAGACGTCCCGGATCTGATCAAGCCCATCGTCACCTCGATGGTCAACCGCGGCCTGGCCAACCCCCGCGGGCTGACCTCGGAGCGGATCGGCGACTACGCGTACACCGCAGCGGGCCAGGCCATCTACGCCACGGCGGAGGAGGAACGGCTGATCCTCGCCGCCGTCGACCGCTCCCTGATCGGCCACATAACGCTCGAAGGGGACATGCCCGAACGCCTCCTGCTGGAGGCCGACATCGCCCCCTTCCCCGTAAATATCTCAGGAGACTGACATGCCGCTCACCTACCACAACACCCGCACCGGCAGGACGGTGAAGGTGCCGACGCCGGATGAGGCCGCCGCACGGTCCAGCGCCCCGAAGCGGGCTCGCCGCCGTCAGGAGAAGCTCCTGACGGCGCTGGGTGAGTCCAACCGGTGGGTGCCCGGCGACGGCGGCTCCAGCCCGGAGCAGCGGCCAGCGCCCGCGCCCACATCAGGTCCCGGGCGGGCCGTGCAGCGGGAGCTGGACGCGCTGGTGAGTGACCGGCTGGCCGCAGCGAACACCGCGGCAGCGCCCGGCGAGGCAGCCAAGACACCGGCCCCGCCTGAGCCCGAGGACGCAGCCGGCAGTGTCACCACCACCTCGGCCGAGTCTGGCGGGGACGCCCCGAGCCATCCGCAGGACGAGGCGGCGCCGGAGCCGTCCATCGGCGACGTCCGAGCCTGGGCCAAGGGTCAGGGCATCGAAGTCAGCGCACGGGGGCGGATCTCCGAGGACGTCATCGACGCCTACAAGCAGGCCCACAACGGCGGCGAGTAACCGATGTCCGTCACCGTCACCCACCTCCTCAACCGTCAGATCGCCGTCTGGCGGAACTCCCGCACGCCCGACGGCGCCGGCGGCTGGGTGACCGAGCGCGTCTTCTCCCACGACCTGGACGTGCGGGTGTCACGGGCGCGGATCAACGAGACGCGGATCGTGCGCTCGCAGATCGGTCCGATGCAGGCCGATGCCCGGGTGACGCACATCGTCTACGCGGACGCTGACGCGGATCTGCTGCGTGGCGACGAGCTCCGTGACGGCACCTACGGCGAGACGTACCGGGTGATCGGCACCCAACGGGCGACCGGCCCGGACGTGTACGTGCGCGCGGATGCGGAGCTGCTGCAGGCCGAGCCGACCAACGAGGCGGAGGAGTCCTGATGCCGAGGGTGAAGGTGACTGTGAAGGGCCGCGAGCGCATCAACAAGCGGCTGAAGCAGACCGTGACGGCGATGCGGCGCGGCGGCCGCGCCGGGGCCCGGGAGTCCGCGGAGCGGTTCAGGGCCCTCATGGTGGAGTTCGCGCCGATCGACACCGGTGCCCTGGTCGCCTCGATCCGTGTCCAGGAGCGCGTCAAGGGCCTGGTGTTCGATGTCGGCCCCGGAGCGGAGATTCCCTACGCGGAGTTCGTGGAGTTCGGCACCAGCAACATGGCGGCGCAGCCATATGTGCGCCCGGCGGTCGAGATGGAGCGCAGCAAGGTCGGCAAGACGATCGGTAACGCGATCCGGGCGGAGCTGTGATGAGCACGCCGATCGCGGTGTCGCCGCTGCTGCCCCTTCAGCGGGCGATCTTCGACCTGCTGGACGCCGAACTGTCGGTGCCCGTCGTGGACTTCGTCACCGAGGACACCCCGAAGCCCTACGTGGTGCTCGGCGAGGCCACCGAGACCCCGGACAACGACCACGGCGGCTACGGCTCCGAGACCCTGCACACGCTGCACATCTGGACCCAGGCAGAGGGCTTCACCGAAGCCCTGGAGATCGCCGACGAGCTCACCCGGCTCCTCGACCACCGGCGCGACGCGCTGGAGGTGGACGGCCACCGGGTGGTGGCCATCCGGCATGAGATGACCCGCACTCTGCGCGACCCGCGCCCGGAGCTGCGCCACGTCCCGGTCTCGTACCGGATCACGACAGAGCAAACCACGGAAGTAGGTGCATAATGCCCGGACTTGACGCATTCGGTGTGATCCTCGAACGCGAGGAGACCATCGACGCCGAAGACTTCGTCGCCATCGCCAACATCGCCTCCCTCGGCGGCCCCGGCGTCACGCGCGAGCAGATCGACGTCACCTCGCACGACTCTCCGGAGCAGTGGGAGGAGTTCGTGTTCGGCATCAAGCGGACCGGCGAACTGTCCGCTGATGTCAACTACGACCCGACCGAGCACGACGGCGTATTGCAGGGCGACTTCTCCACCTCGGAGCCCCGCAACTACCGCATCGTGTGGCCCGACCCGGCCGAGACCGTATGGGCATTCAAGGCGGGCCTCATCGGGTTCGAACCGGATGCCCCGCATGACGACAAGCTCGCCGCGTCCCTCACGTGGAAGCTCTCCGGTATCCCGGACTTCGTGGCGGGTGAGGAGAGCTGATGTCATCCCTCAAGAACCTCATCCGCGAGGCGCAGGACCTCAAGTGGGAGGACGTGGAAATCCCCGAATGGGGAGACATCAAGATCCGCGTCAAAGCCGTCAAGGCCGGGGTGTGGGAAGGGTACGAGCGGAAGCTCCACCGGATCCAGATGAAGCAGGGCTCCGACACGCTGGAGCTGAAGCCGGAAAACCAGCGCGCCGCACTGCTGGTCCACGCCCTGTTCGACCCGGAGACGGATCTGCGGATCTTCACCGATACCCCGGCAGACATCAAGCTCCTCGCAGGGAAGAGCGCCGGAGTCATCAACGGCCTGTATGTGCTGTGCCAGAAACTCTCCGACCGTGAAAAGGAGTTCGGGCAGAAGGTCGAGGAAGCTGAGGAGGATTTCGACGACGGCCAGAGCTGAAGCTCCTTTACGACCTGGCCGTAGATTTCCGGATGCCGCCGGACGAGGTGATGGAGCGGTTCTCCGAGGAGGACATGATCCGCATGGTGGCCTACGGAAAACTCTACGGGCCACCAGGACCGGAACGCCTCGACATCCTTTTCGCCCGGCTCGGCATGGACGTCATCGCCCCGCACCTGAAGAAGGGCAAGAGCACCAAGCTCGAAGACCACAAGGTGATGTGGGGGCAGAAAAAGCAGACCCAGACACCCCAAGACATCCTCGCGGCAGCCCAGAACATCACGGCGCAATTCAAGCGGCAGGAGAAAGCCGCCCAGCGCAGGAAGCAGGCAGCGCAGCAACGCCGAGAGAAGCAACGCGCAGCACACGAGAAGCAGACACCGAGCGGAGGGAGACAGAACCGTGGCGCTTCCGCTCCCCGGCCCCGCTCGCGCCCCCGGCCGGCGCGTAAGAAGGAGGGCTGACCTGTGGCGACGCTTGAGGAACTCCTGGTCCGTATCGGCATAGATGACCGAGATGTGGGGCGCGCCGCATCCAATGCTGAACGGCAGTTCTCGCGGATCGCCCGCGCCGGCGACCGGGTGGGCAGCCTCGGCAGGAGTCTTACCGACGGGCTCACCAAGCCGCTCGGCGCTGCTGCCGCTTCAGCCATCCAGACCGCCGCGGACTTCGACAAGTCCATGTCCGTGGTGGAGGCGGTCACCGGCGCCACGGCCAAAGAGCTGGGCATGCTGGAGAAGGCGGCTCGGGACGCGGCGAAGGGAACCAGCTTTACGGCAACGGAGGCGGCTGACGCGCTCGCGGAGCTGGGGAAGACGGGCTTTTCCGCGGCAGAGTCGGTCCAGGGCCTCGCGCCTGTCCTGCAACTGGCGACGGCTGGTCAGTTGGAGATGGCGAAGGCCGCCGACATCGCTTCCACGATCATGAATACGATGGGTTTGGAGGCGAAAGACCTCGGCCAGGTCACGGACGCGCTGGCCAAGGGCGCCACCAGCTCGGCGACGAACGTCGACCAGATGGGCTTCGCCTTCGCGCGCTCCGCAGCGGCGGCCAAGGCTGCCGGGCTGAACGTGAACGAGGCCACCGAAGCCGTAGCCCTCATGGCTGAGGCTGGTTTCCGCGGCACTGCGGCCGGCACGGGCCTGAACAAGATCCTGGGCGCGCTGAATACCGAGGGATCGAAGGGCGCCGACCTCTTCAAGAAGTACGGGGTGGAGCTGCGGGATGCGGACGGCAGCATGCGCCGCCTGTCCGACATCACGCTGGACGCGAAGGAGGCCGGCGTTGAGTACAACGACATCATCGAAGCGTTCGGCCTCAACCATGGGCCGAAATTTGCGTCGGTTCTTGGTCTCACTGACGACAAGCTGAGATCTGTCCAGTCGGCTATGGAAGACACCGAAGGCGCTGGCGCCAAAATGGCTGCCACCATGGAGGACAACCTCCAAGGCGCGTTCAAACGCTTGCAGTCGGCGTGGGAAGAATTCCAGCTCACTGTCATGCGGGATGCTGGGCTCAGTAACGCGCTGAAAGTCCTCGTCGACCTGTTGGCGAAGATCCTCAACAAGATCTCCGAGCTTGCCAAAGCCAACATTTGGATCACCCGGGCTGTCATCGCGTTCGCTGCGCTCGCCGCCGCTGTAGGCCCCGTGCTGGTCGTTGTCGGCTTCCTGATCTCCCAGATGACCCTGGCCGCCGCTGTGATCGGCACGGTACTCCTGGGTGCCTTGGCGGCCGTAGTGGTGTGGCTCGGCTCCTTCGCCGCCGCAGCCGTTCTTGCCTGGAAGCAGTCGGACGAGTTCCGCCAGAAAGTCACCGAGGGCTTCGGTCTCGTGAAGGACGCCGCGGCCACCCTGCGCGGTGTCTTCGCCGAGCTGTGGCGTGCCGTGCAGCGCGGCGTGGACATGTACCGCAGCCTCACGCAGGCCGCTGCCCCGTTCGGCGAGACCATGACCAAAACCAGCGACGCCGGATCCGGCGCCATCAAGGCCATGGACGGCCTCGGCGACGCGGTCAGCGACACCCTGTCGCGGATGAAGGGCCTCAAGGACCTGTCGGACGATCTCAGCGAAGCGGTCACGCGTGTCGCGTTCGCGTTCTCTTCCGGAGGGCTGACCGGGGCCCTGCGTCAGGCCAAGACGGAACTCGCGGATCTGGGGCCGAAGTTCCTGGCCGTGATCAAGGAGGCGCTGGGGCCGCTGATCACGTGGATCGGCGCCAACGCACCGAAGATCATCGACGCGGTCTTGGCGATCCGCCAGCAGCTCCTCGACGCGGCCCTGAAACTCTTCGGGGCGCTGGTCGAGGCGCTGCCGCGGATCCTGCCGCCGCTGGTCGCGCAACTGATCACCCTGCTCCTCCAGGTCGTGGACTTCCTGCTCCAGGCGATCCCGCTGGTCGTCGAGGCAGCCCTTCAGTTGTTCACCGGCCTGGTCACCGGCCTGGTGCAGGCACTCCCGCGGATCGTCGAGAGCCTCCAGAACCTGGTCCGCACCATCGTGGACACGCTGGTCATGTCGCTGCCCCTGCTGATCGCCGGAGCGGTGACGCTCCTGACCGGCCTGGTCACCGCGATCGCTCAGGTGCTGCCGATCGTCCTCGAAGGCATCGTCATGCTGGTCGAGGCCCTCCTGACGACGCTGATCGAGCAACTGCCGCTACTCGTCGACGCCGGGTTGCGGCTGCTGACCGCCTTGGTGGACGGCATCTTGCAGGCGCTGCCGCTGCTGATCGAGGTGGCGATGCGGCTGGTCCCGCAGCTCATCGAGGTTGTGGTGGAGCAGCGGCAGAAGATCCTGGAGACCGGTGCTGATCTTCTGGTCGCGCTGATCG